GAAAACCGACATTTCAAACTCTCAGCTCAAACACTTAAAAACTGCGTTCTCCCTACAACTGAACAATCATGTATTGGCTCTCCCGCTTCTACAACTTCGTGACTGGATATCTCCCACGTCTCAATCAAAACTATAAGTTTACTGATTGGACCGACCCCCGTCCCGTCCCCCCTCTCGACGATAAGTCTTTCGAAAATTATCGAAAAATCGTACTTCATGCATTTAAGAAACATCTTTATGGATGGGATATCGATTACATTACCACGACTTTCCACCGAGCGGAACCTACCGCAGACCTTATCTATACTGCACTTGGTAAAGGTGATCTTCCCGACCACCATGTACCAATTGACGAACATTTTCAACGTGCTCGCACCCGCGCCGCTGATTTATTCCGTCCTCCCCAAAAGATACGACCCGTTCATTTCGCTGATCTACGCCATTACCCATGGAATAGAAAACCCTCAGCTGAAGAACCGTACGTTTCAATGCAATCTCTCCGACGCACAGTCGAAGACGCTGCTCGCGCTCAACTACTACCTGACGCACGTATGTCAGTCGCTAACCTGATCAACTACATCTTCAAAGATGTTCGCGAATTTGTCCACAACATCAAACTCGGACGCATCCCTCCCGGCCATGCTCTACCGCTAGTTAATGTTCACATCAAAACCGCCCTCACCCCTGTCGATGAAAAGAAATTGCGTATCATCTTCGGATGCTCTAAGCGATGGATTTTCCCTATGGCTATGTTCCTATGGCCTCTCTTTCGACATTACATTTACGATCAGACCTCCCCCATGCTCTGGGGCTACGAAACCATCTTAGGTGGTTGGCACCGTATGAATTCTGAACTTTTAGCTCAGCACTTGTACTACCAAACCTACCTGACCATTGACTGGTCTGGCTTCGACCTCCGCGCTCTATTTTCAATCATGCGTTTGATTTACGCAGACTGGAAAACCTATTTCGACTTTGACAATGGCTACATGCCTACTGCCAAATACCCGAACACTCAAACCGACCCTATCAAGCTCCACCGATTGTGGGACTGGTGCGTTGAAGCACATTTCGCTTCTCGCTTCCGTCTCCCTGACGGCTCTTGCTGGATCCGCCTCTACCGTGGCATCCTGTCCGGTCTTTTTGAAACTCAGTTTCTTGACAGTCATTACAACCTGCTCATGATTCTCACGATTCTCGATCGCCTCTCATTCGATATATCTAAACTCTGGATTAAAGTCCAAGGTGACGATTCAATATCCGCGATTCAAATCCACATCCCCGCTGATCAACACGAGGATTTCAAAATCAAATTTCAATACTACGCTAAGTACTACTTCGATCACAAATTTAATCTCGACAAAACAGAAATCTCAAACACTCTGGACAACGTCGAAGTTTTAGGCTACCGCAACAACAACGGCATGCCCTACCGTGACTGGAGAAAAGTCCTCGCTGTACTCTGGAACCCACGTTCTCGACGCCCTGAACCCGCGACGACAATGGCCAGATGCATCGGACTCACTTACGCATCCATCTACGATGAAAACGTCGCCAAAGTCTGTCAAGACATTTACGACTATTACTCTCATCTTGGATACACTGCTCGAGGTGTTAGAAACATCTCCGAACTGTCTTACTTCTTAGAAGAAGTCGACATCACACCAGATCACTTTCCCACTCATTTGGAAGTGACACGCTACCTCCGTTCATTAAATAAT